AGTCTTTGCCGATCCCGGTAAAGTGGGCGGTGCTGACATAGCCGGTGGAGATGCCCAGATTCCAGTTATCGGGCAGGGACGCGCCATCACCATAGAGCGTGCCAGTCAGGATGGCATAGGCGAGCTTGACGGCCGGCAATTCCAGATAGACATATTCGGTCACCTTGGGTTGTCGTGCTGAGGATAGGGCGGGTGATGAGGTATCCACCTGATGTTCGACGGCCTTGGTGTTCAAGCGGCCACGGGTGCAGCCGGTGAACGTGGTCGAGGTCGATCCCGTGTACCGGATCACCTCATCATCGATCTTGATATACCCGACTGTGGCGCTGGGGGCATCGGTATAACTTGGTCCATGATAGTATGTGGAAAATGCAGAAGTCGCCGCCACGCTGATCGTGGTGGCCGTGGCACTCACCGTGGATGTGATATTGGTCTCGGCCAGGTCAAAAATATCCTTGCGGGTCTCGCGCTGGATATCCGCACACTCGATGGTATAAACCCCATTGCTATATAGGATACGTTCAACGACCTGGGTCTGGATCGTCACATAGTTGGAAAAGGCGAGGCCTTTATAACCGAGATAAAAGATCACCCGCTTACCCCGTAATCCGTCGCCGCCTGCGAGCTTGGTCTGGATCTTCTCGGTCAGGGCATTATTTTTGTCCACGATCTTGATCGTGATATTGCCGATGGAGGATCGCGCCTTGATAGGATCAATTTTCTGAGTGGTCCCGGAGATGGACTGAATGACGCCGGTGATTGTATCGGCTACGGGGCTCGTAGATGGATAGGCGGCGTTCGTGTGCGATGTGATATAGGTAATATCGGTATTATCCGAATCCCAAGAAAAGGCCAGCGTGTAATAGGGGTTCTTATTGGCGGCGAGGTTTAGGGCGGCGAATGAGGCGTTATCCGACCGCATGTCATAACCCCCTCACCTGAAAACCTAGACTGAATACATCGTTTTCAAGCAGGGTGTCCGTGCCATTAGCGCCGACCATTGCGCGGTTTTCGGTATAGGCGTTATTCTCAAGTACGGCATTGACAGGCTTATCGACGACCTGTGGACTGGTGGTCAGCGTGCCATACGGATCAAAGGTAAACGTCTGCCCGTCCAATACCGAATCCAGAAACCGGCGGATATTCGTCAGGCTGTTTTTAGCAATCCATTCGCTTTGAATGTTCCACAGGATTTCATCACGATGGCGCAGGGTCTCGACAGCACCGCCCAAGGCCTTTGACTGATTGCGGATCGTGCTGTTTGATCGCGTGAGCTCCACGGCCGAGAAATCGAAATTATAATCTATACCAATCTGTGTATATTTCTCATAGGTCTCGAACAGGATTTTTTCATTGTTATAGATATCGGATATTTGTTCTGCGGTTAATGAATAAGCCCCAAATCGCCATAATGATAAATTGGCATTAGTGAGTGGGTTTGCGATACCCCCATCAACACCAAAATTAAGTACGGCACTTGCATTAGAAAGCGAACCTGACGCATTGGTAATAGTTGTAGAAGCTTCTAATGAACCATTGACATAAATATTTATTACAGTGCTTATACGTTGGACAATTATAAAATACCAATTATTGTCATTCACAACAGTCGTCGTATCGACTGTATCAGTATTAGAGGCATAACCATCATTCGTGATAGCGCATCGAATAAGTCCACCGGCTAAAAATCTTAAAATAATAGCGCTCCCACTATATACACCCGAATAGTAAGAGCGCGACAGGATGTATTCGAAATTGGCTGAACTGTTAGATTTAATCCATCCCATAACACAAAAATCTGCTGTGCCGAAATCAAGATCAGAATCATAAGCCTGACTGAGGTAATTGCTGGCTGAAAAACCAGAGTACCCCATCAATTCACAGCCGGTATTCACCGCTGAGAGCGTAATCGAACCATTAACAGTCAGATTTTTTAGCGGACTATTGCCGACAATATCCGTGACATATTGCTGGGGTGAGCCTGTCAATGTGGTTGCGCTGGTGGCATTCATCCATGCGGCGACCTCGCTGCCTGTCAAGTCCAATCCCTTGGTGGCTGTGTACTGAGCCGAAGGCATCAGGCCGCGCCCCGCAGCTCAAGGCCATTGCGTGAGTTCTTGTCGAGGATAATCTTATCGCCCCGGTCTGTGGCCTCACGTATCTGATCGATCAGAGCGTCCACCTGATCGGCAGTGAATACATCACCCGGCCGTGCATAGACATGGATCGTGGTCGTACCCTGGCTTGGCGCACCACCACCTTGCGGCAACCCTGTCGTCGGGTTGGCTTCGAAGGTCGGGACTGCACCACCGCCACTGACCGCAACACCACCGGCTGCGCCCGTGCCGAAGGATGCCGATTGAATGGCGCTGACCTGCGCGATACCCGCAGCATAATGCAGGGCGGCCAAGGCGGGTCCAATCGGCCACGGATAATGGGCGAGCGTCCGGCTTGCCCCTGCATGGGCATTGACAATGGCGTTAGCTATTTGCGCCACTTTGTTGATCTCAAATAAAGTGCGGTTTTTCTGCGCAACACCGCGAGTAATATTTTCCAATTCACCAAAGATTGTTGCCGCCTGTTGGCCGTAGGATTTCTGCGTGAAACGCTCAATGGCCGTAAGCCCAGCTTGCCGTATGCTGGCGAGATCATTTAAATATCGCGCCTCCTCATAAAGCATGAGGTCGTGGGCTTTCTGCTGTGAGATCAGTCCCTCGTTTTGAGCATTGGCGATAATCTCCGCGCGGCGTTGATAGGCTTCTGCCGTCTTTTCTTCCTGAGATTTTAGGCTATCGAAATAAGCCTCGGTCGCTTTTTTATCTACAGTAGGAGCACCTGCACTTGTGCCGCCTGTGGCAGCTTTCACCCGGCGGGCAGCGATCTCCTCATAGGCTTTGCCAAGTTTTACAAGATCGCTGTCATCAAATTTTGTATTGAATAAGTTATCCTGCTCCTCGGCGAGTCTTGATATCTCCAAGCTGGCATCCCTGATATTGCCCAGCACATTGCGGCGAAAATCCTGGCCATAGACCTTATCGATCAATGTTTCGCCAAAAGGTAATGACGAATAAAATTCGATCTGTGCCTGGATCAGTTCATAGAGCGCAAGTTTGGTTTTCTGTATTGCGATCTCAAAGGCATTGAACGATATTTTTGCGCTGTTGATCGCCTTGGGTATATTTAATGCAGTTTTCTGCGCGAAATCGATGACCGCCGAACCATATTGCACCGCTAAACTATTCGCTAGTCCGGTGACGGCATAAGACATATTGGTCATCTTGTCCGCCGCATCCTCGGCCTTGGCAATCGTTTCATTGGAGAGCACGCCGCCCGTTGCACGAGCCTGGGCTCGAAGATTATCAAGACCTTCAACACCATCACGCATGACGTTAACCATTGTCACACCCGCACGACTAAAGGCCGCATTAGCAAGAGCGGCTTTGTCTGTGTCCGTGGACGCGTTCTTGATCGCCTCGGACATCAGGTTAAATGCCTCCTCCTGCGTCTTGGTATGGGCGATGGAATCTAACAGAGTGGTATCGTATTTCTGTAGGAACGATACGAGCGGTCCGGTATTGGCACGGGCCTCACCGACACGCTTGACGAAGGCCGTCATGTTCGAGGTCAACTGCGCGGTATTGACCCCACTGCGTTCGGAGGCAAATGAAAGTTCCTGAAAGGTCTCGGCAGAGAATCCGACGGCCCTGGACATCTTGCCTATCTGATCGGCGGCCTCGATAGCTCCCTTGCCGAAATCAGCCACACGCTTGATGGCATAGATCGAGATGAATCCGGCGAGTATTTTCCCGGCATTGGAGGCGGTCTTGGCAAACGAATCCAGGCGCTTGTTAGCGTGATTCATGCCAGTGACGAATTGGGCCGTATCCGCCTTGAGGTTTACCAGTAAACTGCCTACGTTAACGGCCATTTTTGTCCTTTGTTACGATTCGATTATAAAAGGCGGTCCGCAGTTTCTCTTTCGGGTTTTCGGTATTGGCTTGCTTGCGCTTCTCTGCTTCATCGGCCTCTATTTTTTCAAGGGCTTGCCATTCTTTCAGTTCACGGCAGGTCACCCGTTCCATGTATTCATAAGCGGTCATGCCTCCTACCTCTAATGCCTTGCGCATGGCATAGCGTCGCCACGGCCGCTCAATCAGTTTTTTTCGAGCGCCTCCAGCGTGCGATCGGTAATCCCGTTCAGCCGGTCGGCGACCGCAAACAGCTTAGCAATCGCACTGCTGCTCTCGTTGCTCAGTGCCTCCATTTGCTCGGGCTTGAACAGATTATTGCCCTGCTCATCAATAGCGGTGGCGGCCACCCAAAAGGCACGGAAGCTGACGGTCTCCTTGTCAGCGAAATACTTTTCCTCGTATTCATCGCGCACCCTGGCTGTGATCGTACCGATTCGGATCGTACCCGCCCATTCAGGGATATCGATATCCTCATAGGGCAGGGGATGCTTGCCGAGAATCTGATCAGCCGATAATAGCGTCATGACTGCGTGATCGAGCCGCTGATCTCCAACGTGACGTTGGCCTTGGTCACGTTGTCCACAGCATTGTTGACCTGAAAGCCTGTGATATAAGCGGCAAACGTCCAGACTGAGTTCGGACTGTCCGTGAAGGTTAGTTGGAAATTGGTGAGTGTCCGGCTAGCCCGAAGTGTACGCAAGAGAGTATGTTGCGTATCGGTCGGTATGTAATTGATATCAAAGGTTAACTGCCCCTCATCAGGCAGGCCCATTCGTTTTTCCTTGGCCGTGGAATCAAGGTCGGTGAGATCAATCACGTTGGCCGACCCACCTGGCCCTGAGATATTTGATACCTCCGTGATCTGCTGATAGGCCACGGGGCTGGCGCTGGTATTCTGGATATCCAGCGTCATTCCTTGGGATTCTAAAGCTGAGCTACTCATAAGCGTGTCTCCTGTTTACCAAACCGAAAAGTCGAGGCTGATCCGATATACGTTTGCCGAGTCCTCTTTCGGCAGGTCGATATCGTTGATCAGTAAAGCCTTGAACAATGTAGCATTTTGCATCGCTGCTTTCACCTGTTCCGCGATTGCCCGCGCACTTGCATAGGTTACCGCACGACAATCTATTTGAATAGTTGGATTTTCCTTGGCCAGACTGTCCAAGTCGTTTTCCACTCGGGTCGAATTGCGAAAATACACGACGTTGGGAAAGGTTGGGGTCTGCGGCATTTCGATGGCATAGAATCGGGTGCTGATCAGATCGGTCAGATTGGAATACGCCCCGAGCGTGGTATCGATATTGGCAAGGACGGTCATCGGGCGGCCTTTTCGATCCCGGCCCGCATCCTCTCGGCCATGGCCTTTAATATCTGCTGTTGGTTATTACGCAGGGCGGGACCTAGAAACGGATGCGCGGGAACGCCTGGATGCCTAATCACGCCCGGCGTCCCTGCGCCGCCGGCGACCACCTTGAGATCCCCGGACAGCTGAAAGGCCTTTTTGGTCTTGAGGCCAATGTCATGCGGGGCGGCACCACGCTCCACAATATGAGCATACCATCCATCATAGCGGGCAGATTTTCCCACGGTCGGGCCGATCAGCGCCCGCATCTCGCGGGGATTGACCACGCACAATATCTTGACGGTCAAGGACTTTCTCAGGATGACATAATTCGGCGGCAACTTGGCACGGGCGGCCTTGACGGTCTCGCGCCCTCCGGCGCGCAGGGATGCCCGTAAGACGTTTTTCTGCACACGGCCGGGCAGTTTATTGATCTTGCTCTGTAACTCTTTGAATCCGTGTATTTTTAACGTGACGCTCATAACACTTCCTTGCAGTTGAGTAACAACTGTTCGTTTTTTTCCATGATATTCACAATGGATTCAATGTCAAAGATACGGCTATCCCAGGAGATACGCATCTTGGGCGTGACACTCTTGAGGTAGCGGATACGAAAGACGATGGTAATCTCGGCGTTGACTTGCTGGGCGGTCCGAAATTCCCGCCCCGTCTGCGGGGTGACCTCGGCCCACACAATCGCAAAGGTTGACCAGCTCGTTTGCAGGGCACCGGCGCTGTCCTTCGTCTCTGTAGGCTGTTGAATCGTAATCTTTTTTTTGAGGCGTCCCGCTCTCAAAGCGTCAACACCCGGTAAGGATCGAGCAGGGCCTCGACCGCCATCGGCATCTTCATCGGGGTGCCGCCAACAATCACCGGCTCGCGGAACTCGTACCAGTGAGAGACCATCATCTTGATCGCCTGTTTAATCCCCTCCGGCACGTCCTCGGCCGTCCCGTAGCCTGCGATAAAGCGGATATTGACTGCCTTGGGTTCATCATAGGTCGCAGGCCATACCTGGCTGTAGGTGAGATAAAGATTGCCTTTAATGCCATCGGTATCCACCTTGTAAATCTGAGGTGAGTTCGAGTGAGTGGTTAATGTCCCTGTAGAATCAAGGTATTTGATGAACGAGATGGACTGCAATGGCGGCTTGGGGACCTCAAGCGGATCGCTGAACTTATCGATCCACATATCCCAAGTCTGGGTGATCAGGGCGCGGCGGGTATAGTGTTCGGCTTGCTTGGTGGCGGCTTCGATCAGACTACGGATAATGGCATCGTTCGAGCCGGTAGGGTCGTCCTCTCTTAAATGCTGCTTTGCCTCGTCGAGACTGACGGGGGTCTCTTTGGGTTTCGTGACGATAGTAAGTGCGACCATGCCTCACCTGATTGAATTTCGCTATACTTCCAATCTGCAAATGCTAGCATATCCCTCCAATTTTGGTAATACATGATATTGCGGTGATCGCTACATCTAACTTCCAGTCCCATCAATGCCGCCGTTACCAAGGCGGACGTTCGGCGACCGACCGCAATTTTATGCCGTTTTAATGCCACCTCTAAGGATTCGCTCTGCACTTTGGATCGCGGATCATCAGGATGAAAACGTACAGTTTTATAATATTGCCTGAAATGCCCCGGGTCCTCATCATCGTAATCCAATAATAATATCGTGCCGGATTCGCCCGCCTCATCTTTGATTTCAGGCTTTGGCCGTCCCTCACCCGTAGGGATATACCGACTGCCGTCAGCCTGTAACCAACCGAGCGATACCCAATCCATGCTATGCCACTTACCCGACTTATCGGGATGCCAATAGGCGCGGTCGATCATCAGGACATTGGGTTTACCAAGCCAGTAATCGTGCGCATAATGCGGCCCGCTGATGATATGGATATCGGCCTCAGCCCCGATATCATAGGTGGTGTGAAGGCCTAGGCCGTGGCGTTCGAGGCCGTCTCTAAACCATTGGGCATGTTCAGCGTGGTGCGGCTGGGTAGGATTAATATGAATAACGACTTTCATGATTGATTCGATAGCCTGATATGGGTACGCAATATCTGAGCCTCTTTAAACAAACAGCTATCATTGATTTCATGCGGTTTAGGCTGGCCGTGGAACACGCAGACCTTCATCCAGTCTGGGATTCCCTGTGTAGGCTGTATGTGATATTTGTAAGAGCCGATGCCATTTTCAATGCGTATCCAATCATCCCCTAACAAGTGCCACAGATATTCCTGGTCGCCCCAGAAACGCTTGTGATTCAAAATGCGATAACCATCGGCTGTTGGCTCGCCCGGCCAGTCTTTTCGTAAGCACTCATACGGTTCGTGATATTCCCCGTTCCATGCCATGACGGACGATTGGATGCCGCCATGTCCGGACTGCGCCCAATTAGGCGGCGCTGCAAACGGATGGCAGGTATAGCCCGCCAGATAATCAATGTTGTGCAGAATCATAATATCAAGATCAAAATACAATGACGGGCCGCCGGCTATCTCTGGGGAAAACAAGTTGATCTTAGACCACCAGCCTGGCCACTTCTTTGGCGGCCGCATCGTCGTTATGCCGGTTAATGTGTGATCCGTTATACAGATAAACTCATGCGGAATCGTCAGATGTTTTTCAACCATCTCCTTGAGATTGTAGACGTACCCCGGCGAATATTTGTCGCCCCATAAGACGCTATAGACGGTTAACATTAATGCCCCCTGTTATCCGGCACACAGCGAAACTTACGCCTGCCTTCATTGTGCTCTCTGATCATTCTCTGTTCTTCGTCTGATAAGTGTCTAAAGTGGAACTCTTTTATATCAAACCCTCTGATAGTCAAACCCCCCATAAAACATATATAGGCGGTATCTGGATTGCCATGGCCACAGCAAGCATTAGTTACGCCCGCAAGTTCACCGAGACATGGGTCTACACCTCCATCACTGCTATTCCCATATAGACCACAGTAACCGCAAGGACGGCTTGCCCATGTTGTTATTGTTGGCTCATCATTGTCTGAAAATCGCCATTCATTTTCATGTTCATTCCAATAAATAGGCCAGCCTCTTAATTTATTAGTGGCGGTCATTACAGCCGGATCCCCCAAATATCATTATCACCCGTGCAGACGCACCAGACTGTAAGATCAGTCATTGGTTTGATGCGCCCTCATCACGTCCTCCGGTATATATTTCGGTCCACCTCTGTGCCGGATATTCTTAAACATGTGCTCGATGTCCGGCATGGCGAACTGCTTATCTTCTACCCGTACCAATCGCGCCATGACGTTCTCGCGGTGATACATGCCCGCACGCCAGTTCACAGCGTCATCAATATAAACACGCTCGACCTTAAGGCCGTTCAATCTGGCCAGCTCATGAAAGAATCTCTCCTTTGGATACCATACGCCATGATGTTGCCATGCCCCTGGTGCAGGTGTTAGAGATACCAGAACGCTGCCGACATGCATCGCCTCCATGATGTTCTTCCAGCATCTAACCTGCCCATTCCAATCGCCCTCGCTGACGTGCTCGGTTGTTCCGATATTTGTCACCATATCGAAGGTGCCAAGATTCAACGGTTTGGTCAGATCCATGCGCAACGCACCATCTAGCCCATTCTGGTCAATGCTGATATGACGAAAGCCCAATGATTCGAAGTATTGTTTGTAGATGATATCGCCGTTTTTCTTATTGCCTAATTCTAATAAGCTATTACCAACTAATGGTGACAATAATTTCCATTCATCAGGGCGATTGTGAAATGGGTTTAGTTCATCGGATGATGCCATAAGTCCTCCCGTATGCATGACTTTGCGAGTTCAACATCAAAGTCTAGTGAACAATGATCGAACGCGCATTGTAATGATTCAAAGTTACCGGCCATGATCTCGTCGGTATCTACCCACGGTCCGTCAAGCTGTTCCAGAAGCGCGTGGCGCTTGTATACAAGATCAATATATTGCCCTTCAACATTCTGCGCAGTAATAATGGATTCAATGTGACGCTTCACCTTAATAATCGTCGGCTCCCACCTTTTCAAAATGCCATAAGGTTCCGGCGCGGATTTATAAATGAAGTCGATGCCCTGTTCCAGTTTCTCATTAATCAATCTTTCGACCGTTGCCATATCAGTCGCGTCATAAATAAACTCGCCACTAAACGGCGGCCCCTGATGTTTGATCGCCTTTTTTATCTCCGGCCATTCATAGGTTTCGTACTCGCCCATCGACTTGCCTGTCCATACGCCATGCGCCCTGAATATGGATGCCACCATTGACGAACCGCTGTGCGGGTTCGTAAAGATACAGATGAACACTAAACAAATTCCACATGCTTTGGTTGATGCAGCATGTAATTAATAACACGATTCTTGTCATTAAACTGACATTGATTACACGTCCGCGCATCAAAGTCGCGCTTGCTGTTCATTACCCAATCATGGAATGACTGTTCTGCCAGATCGCCGACCAGGCCGTGTTTCGTGTAGGATGTCGTGCAACAGCGATAGACTTTCTGGTCACCGCCAATATATACTGTGTAATACTGATAGCCGCAGAATTCATAATCAGGTCGCCGCAGGTTCATATATCGCGCATTGAACTGATCATATATCCTGAACCTGTCTGACTCATATTTACGTTTCAGCGTTTCAATATTGTTGATAATGTCACGATACGTATCATCGTCATAAGCCATCGATCCCTGTTCCGAGATAATCCCCGCAAGTCGGATATAACTGGCACCCTGCATCCATGCAGTTTCAATACCCAATTCAATCTCCTGATAATTCTCAGGCGTGATGACAAAACCAACTCCCAATGTACCTTTATACAGATCTTTCATGTGCCTAATATTCTCAGTCACTTGAAAAAACCCGCTGTGCTTGCGTATTTTCTGATAGGTATCCGCCCTGCCAGCATCCAGTGAAACGCGTATCCATTCAAAATGGTTATAGACATCAATGTCCTGATACCGGTATCCGTTTGTGATGAGTGCTGTTTTGAGGCCGATATCCTGGGCGTGCTTGAATATCCTGATATGATCGGGATGCACGGTTGGTTCGCCGCCGCCCGTGAATTGCACGGCCTTGACGCCTAAACGTTTGCAGTCGTCCAGTATCTCTATACACTTTTCGGTTGGGATCATGCGGTTAGGATTGTAATTGCCTTCGACCGGAAATAATTCTGTCGCCACGCCATTACTCATACGGTGATGGCAGAATGAACAATCTTGGTTGCACAGGTCTGAGATAACCAACTGCACATGCGTCGGAATCACAGTATTGCCAATACGCAAAGCCTCAATGGTATCCGTGTGCCATGCGGCTTTCAGGTTGGAGTAGATTTCATTCATCAATAATAATACCTCGACCATTGTTTAAGGTGGCGCACTGGATAATTCCAAGGCGACCTGCTGTGCCCATGCCAATGCAATACCTTCGCGTCTTTTATGATTTCTTTACGGTTCGCAAATCCCTGCCAGGTCGGTTCGAGATTATGAAATCTGCCCTCAAGCACCAAGCTCAGTACAGATTGATCAACATGCTTGAATACATAATCCGACGTATTCATAACATGGTAACATCGTTCCTTAACCTTTTCCGCTGTCCATACCTTGTAATTAAAATGCAGCAAGCCTGTATAAAGACCAGGCCAATCATAGGAATTATCCAGCCCGTCTATCTGGTTCTGGACAGACACGGATCGGACTGCCGCGCAGGGCTCTTTGTATTCCATTTGGAATAAAGGGTTAAGCGGTTCGAGCACTACCTGATCGACATCCAGCCACAATATGTTTTCCTTAAACATTTCAGGCAGTATTAGCCGCATATAATAGATGGGTTTTTCAACCGGATGTTTGTGACTGGTTGGCAGTCTGGCACCGATCTCCATTGGTTCGTGAACCGTAATACCCAAATCCTGCACCAGCGTTTTTAGTTCATCATCGCCATATACGATGCAGTGCAATTTAACCTTGGGCGAGTTCTCGCCCAAGGAGTTATTTAGTGCAATAAGACCGGGCAGGAAATCACGGGTAATGGCGGTGATGGCTTTCATGCATACTCCTCATATATCTCTAATGCCCGTTTATTCGGATGCTCATAAAACCACGGCTGACTATCCATGCAGGAAAAGTGCAGTAGCTTGGTATCGTCCGGTATCACGCTGTCCTCAGTAATCGGTATCACGTTCCATTGCGGCGGGATGATGGGCAGTTTCGGCAACAAGTGCTGTTCGCGTTTATTATGGCAAGCATGTACGCAATCTATCACCGCAACGTCCGTCTTGCCATCATGCATGCAGACAAACTTGCCTGTCTGATGGTATTCCCACAGTTCCGCGATATCGCCCAGCACAATCATATCGACTTCTATGTAGATGCCTTTCCTGATGCCGTAGCGCACCGAACTGAATCCCGTCGCGCCCTGTTCATTATCAGGATACAGATGCGTGATATTCACCTTGGCACTGGTATTGCGCAGGATACTCCGCTCGGTCATCCCCTTGATGATATCGAAGCGGTGAGAGATGCCAATGTAAATATCAATGACGCCAGAGTTTTCGGTCAATGCACTGCTCCACAATTTGAGGGTTTAGTTCCAATTCGCAGTAATCGAAGGCATGGCGGATATCGTCCATGTCGCCCGCAACAAGTTTATCCGTATCCACGAACACGCCGCCATATTCGCCCTGTACTTTGTCCATGAGCGCCATGCGTAGATCGTACACACGGCCAGCGCCTTCGTAATCGTCATCACCCTGTTTCTCGCAGATAGACTTGATGGCACTGTCACGGTTACGGCGTACATAGACAAGTTTCGGCTCGAACGGCACGAACAGTTGATAAAACTCGATGATCGTCTTGTGAATCCAGGGTTCATGATCTTCCATATGATTCATAGAAAGGAAAAGGCTCATTTGTTTAATATCAGATACTCTCGGCTCCCATGCTACGCCCCATTGCTTTTCCTTCCCATCGTTGTAATCCGTCCACAGATTACGCACGAACCGCTTCAGCGATTGATTCTCATATGTCTTATAACCATGCGTCATATGACTTTCATGATTACAATACACGCCATGCTCGACGAATATCTTACTGACAAGGGATGATCCGGTGCGGGGCTGGCAGAAAACAATAATCACAAGGCTTCTTCCAATGACATCATTGGGAAACACGTCATAGCGCTGCCGGGCGAACAGTTGATTATTTCAAGATCGGTATTGATCTCTTTCACCTTTTCAAACTGTGCGATGAGCCCAACATGTACGCCATTCTTTACCTGCACGCTCGGCCAGTGTTGCAAGTCAGGCGGATACTCACCGAAATAATGACGCGGAGTTTCACCGATATGCCGCGCCTTACCATCATAATTTTCGTCATATCTCATGTCGTAACCCAACAGCAATAATCGCCTGCAATCATATTCCGTGTACGCAATACCGGGGCATTGAAACCCACTTGAATGGCCGAGATGAACCACGCCCTTATGTTTGCTGAAACCATCCTGCCAAATACCCTTTGCATGTTTCAGTCCGTACTTCTCGCAGGTCACCTCATCCCAATGCCACATATCGCATTTTGTATTTGGGTAGTCAGACAATCCGCGATTCCAGTAATGAGCGTAAAATTCAATATTGCAACTGACAAATACATCAAGCGTAAGAATATCTTGGTATATAAGATTCATCCCAAAGACCATCGCCTTGCCTTCTGCCTGTGCCTGTTCAGCCAAATCTATGTCTGATTCAGTCAAGGATGGGCCGGTGGCTAAGATGATGGCTGTTTTAATCTGCGTCGAAATCCCACGCCTCCAATGGCTACGAATAACAGACCGAACAATACGCCGCCCAAGCTATCGTAATTAATCAATATGATAATCAAACCGGTTAGTTGCAGGATGAATGAAAGGGGTTTGCTCATTTTAACGTATTCTCCAAGCCAGCAACCCATCTATAGTTTATAGGCTGATATCCATCGCATGTCTGCCTTACGAACCTTGCACCACAATCTATGCATTTATGATATTGTGTTGCGTGCGTATCTTTTACAAGCCGCCAACGATGCCAAATAAGGCATTTATTTGGCGGTTCCATTTTGACTTTTGTCATCTCGGATACCTCAATTTGTTTTTGATACAGAATAATTCGATGATTCCTTCGGGAATCTTGTACTGATCTGATTCATACCGGCACCATGACCTATCCGCAACATGGCACTGTCTGGCCGCTTCCGAAATGGACAGGCCAAGGTCTTTGCGTAACTTTTTTAATTCAATACCT